CTTACGGCAAGCGAATATTCCATTGTTAAGATTCTCAGAGATGTTTACACCAAGTACAGGACCTTCACCGGGAACTGTACCATATGTATTTGTATAGCCGCTAATGCGGCGATATCCACCAGTAATAGATGGCTCGTAATTAATAAGCTGAAGACCGCTGCCGGGATACAACTCTCCCTGCGCCAGCATGTCCTTGTTGGTATCTAAACCACCTTGGCAGCTTACTTTATACGCCTGAATCTTATCAGCCATTCAGCACCCTGAAGGATGTGACCGGCTTCATAATCATTGTAGAGCGCATATACAGTGGCTCATCCATAAGCAAGCGGCGCATACCTTTGATGCCTTGTTCAAACTTGTCTTTATGGATGGCAGCGCTTTGTTCATTGCTACGGAACAGCATCATGAACATCATAGCGCCGTCAATGATTACATTGTTGAAACGCTCTGGAATAGTGCAAACGCTTGAGAACAAACTTAGAGAAGCTGGAAAGCTCCAGTATTTATATTCAATGATATAAGCTTGGTCTGGTGGTGGAGACACAAGAAACTTTGATTCTTGAGTCTGGCTAACTACACTAGTCGGACCATATCCACCTGTGCCACTTGTTTCATCTTGACCACGATGCTTATCTACATATTCAACATATGTAATGACAGGCAACTTGCCGGGTTCATTGCTATCATTGAGCTTCTTAATGTAGAAGCTTTCCCAATCAACACTGCTCAAGTCAGATGGAAATGAATAAGATGCTTGACCTATGGTCAGAGTTTGTGGGTATGTAATAAGTGTGAAAGGCCATTCTTGTCCAGAATGAAGCACTTCCCTTATGGATGAATTGATGGAGTCTTTAGCAAGAGCTTGGACATTACGGGCAGCAGCAAAGTTGGTAGAGTCAAGCTCTACTTCATTCAATCGGCGCAGCAATTCATTCGTAAGAGCAAGGTAGGTTGATGACATATTTGTTATCTGGAAATAGGAAATAAGAAAGCCCCTTGTGAGGGCTTCCTTGTTTACTAGCTATTAAGCCAGTTGGTCACGGTCAGCAGCGCCGGGAGCATCGTTGTCAGACACATCCACAATCAAAGCCCACACCCGCACTGTTCCAGCAGAGATAGCAGTGGTCGAAGTTGCGATCAGCAGGTCAACGGTGTCAGCACTAGCGCCGATTACAACAGGCTGGAAAGCAGCAGCGTTTTGAGCAAAAGCGCCAACTGAGGTAGCAGCAGCCAGCGTAGCGCCGTCAACAAATACGTCAGCGTCAATGCCAGTGATACCAACGTCAATAGTAACGTCACCAGTGATGGTGGCGGTCACTTCGTAACCAGCGTTCAACACAATGGATTGTGCAGGAACGTCAATTGCTTCGATGACATCAGCAGCAGCCAATGCGCTACCTTTAGAGGTGGTAGCAGTTGCAAAGTTGATGGTTTTTTCAACCACATAAGGGACACGACCAAGGGAACGGGAATGGTGTTGCCCATTACCGATACCGCTGGAGAGATCAATAGTTGCCATGATAAATTTCCTTTGTTAAGAGTTTGAAACGAAGAGGGTCGAAGCCCTCCTCTGTTGCTTTAAGCTACGTTGAACTTCGCAGTCACCAGAGCTTCAGGACGCAAGATTTTGCGACCATAGAGGTGCATGCCGCGAACAATGTCAGCGAAGCTGTCAGGATCACGATATGTCTCAGTCTTGTTGATCTGCTCAGCAGAGGCAACAGCGCTGTCATGACCAGCAACGATCACACCATAGTTGGAGTTCTGGTTAGCAGAACCAGCAGTGCCGGGACCAGTGCCAACCTTTGGCAGGTTGTTAGACACATACACCTTGAAGCCATGCAGGTTGTTCAGGATGAGGCCGTTTTGCAGACCAGAGCCACCAAAGTCGCCATTCAGCAAGCGGCTATCTTCGTCTTTCAGCATCTCGACCAAGATTGGGTCAAGCACCAACCAACGACCATTGGTGTCCACGTTCTGTTGGTCGAGCAAACGACCCATACGAGCGATCATCATCAATGGGGAAGCAGTGGCTGTAGGCAAAGCAGTAGCGCCGGGAAGGCGTGGTGCGATAGGGATCGAATGATCGCCAGCGGAAGCAGTGGTGATGTTGGTAAAGCTGCTTTTGATCAACTTCATTGTAGTCAACAGTTCATCAGAGCCAGCGGTGGAGACAGCTTTGGTGCCAGACACAGTGGTGTTGACAGCATTAGCAACGGCACCAATGGTAGACTGTGCGTAGCCAGACAGATAACCCAAGATTTCAGCGTCAAACTGATCTTTGAGGCGATAGCCAGCACGATCAGTTGCCATCTGCATGAAGTTGACATGCGAATGAGCAGCTTCAATATCGTCCATTTTGAACGAGAAGTAGTTGGCCTTGTCAACTTGGAGGGTGAAGTCGCTGTCTTCCAAGTCTTGCGAAGTTACTTGCGTACCACGAGCATAGGCATTGACAGTGATCTCTGGCTCTTTGATAACTTTAACGCTATCGCCATAAGAATTGATTTCACCGAAGTAGTCGGTATTAGTGATTGCTTGAACCACAGATGATTTGCGGAAGGCTACTTGTACCTTCTTACTATAGATAACTGGCGAAAAATTGCCATTGGGTAGATTGCCATAATTGGCAGATGCTTGAAAAGCCATGATAGTTTCCTTTATATTAGGCTTGAAACATTCACAGGTATCAGTCTATCGGGCCTCAATACTATAGGTGGTCAACAAAAAATACACTAGTTATATTTTCAACTGACGGCTAACGATGTAGGGTTATCGGGTAACTTGTTACTTGCGATACTAAACCGTGGTTACTAAAAGAGCTACTTTTTTCACCACGGAATTAAGGTAAGTTATATTACATAGTTATAAACTTGTCAAGTGTTATCGAGCGCCACCTGACAAATCACGAATAAATGTACCATTACGCATGGATGCAACAATGGCTTCTTCATTAGCCTCATATTGTTGAATCGTCATTTTGTCAACTTGACTCTCTGAAAATACACCTTCTGTATTAGTAGCTGATGGTGCATTGCGTTCAAAGCGAGTATTAACACTACGCGCAGCGTCTTTAATGTCATCTTTCTTAGTACGAGTCTTGATGCCTTTATCAGCTTTGTACAAATCAATGGCACGAGAAGCGGCAACAGCGTCAGTATCGTTCTCATACAGAGCTTGTTGCAGCCATTTAGGTTGCTGCTCCACCCAATCATGGAACTCATCGTCCTGTTTAATCTGAGCAAAGTCTGGATGCAGACGCATTAGATCGGCTTCAGCCTTATCAATCAATGCTTGTTTCTCAAGATCATCAATGCGTTTGAGTCGTTCTTCAATACCCTGAGATTGTTCTTTTGCTTTCTTTATGGCAATAGTTTCAACAATCTTTGCAACATCTGGATATGACTGCATCCATTGAGCAAGATCGGCTTCACTTGATGGAAGCTTCATTTCTTTAGCAGCTGTCTTCTCAAGTTGTTCTTTTATAGAATCAAGTTGAGTTTGCAGATCGTGCTGAATCTTTTGTGAATGCCTACGAAGATCACCATACCGCTTCTTGAAAGTTCGCTCTTCAGCATCAGTTGGTTCTGGACCATCAAGGTCATCGTCTTTCTTAACAGGCTCAACCGGTGGAGCATTACGCTTCTCTTCCAATTGGCGAATCTCTTCTTCATCCTGTTCGATACGATCAGTATTCTTATTACGTTTAGCAAAGGCAGCAACTTTTACTTGTTGCGGTATTACGACATCTGTCATTTAGTTTCCAAAGGTTGGGGCTAATGTAAGCCAAGCTCTGCTTGGGGAATAGGTAGCCATTAATGGTGGGAAGATATTAATTACTAGCCAGCCCACCACTGGTTATAGTATTCATATTATACACTATTATCTAGAAGCAAGTCCTTTTTTAGATTTAACAACATTCTTTTTCTTTTTGATGAAGCCGCCTTTGGCAAAGCCAACATCTCCAGATTGAGCACCACTAAACATGCCGCCATCGTATCCCGAACCTCCAAAATCGCCACCACCCGGAGTACTACCGCCGGTATCTGGTGTAGTAGGGTCCGGTGCAGGACCAAGGGGTGTTCCGGTATCTGGCTGATTAGCTATAGGGCCACCAACGGTTACGCCAGTATTAACTGTACGGC